GGCATCCGCGGCAACCGCAACGAACGAGGCCGCAGTGACCCTCTCCGGCTTCACCGTGAGCCAGGGCGCCTTCACCCATGCGGGGCTGTTCACCGCGCAGACCGGCGGCGAGTGCCGCTGGGTGGGGTCGCTGAACGCGGCGGTGAACATCAGCGCGGGTGTGCCGATCACCATCCAGCCGGGTGATCTCGACCTCAGCATCGAGGTGGTCGCATGAACAGCGAGATGACGCGCGCGGAGGCCGAGCACCTCGCGGTGCACGTCGAGCTCTGCGGGCAGCGCTACGATCGGATGGAGCGGCGGCTCGCGCGCATCGAGCGGGTGCTCTACGCGGTCGTCGCCGCCATCATCGTCTCGGGCGGGATGAGCACGATCGAGTTCGCGCGCGTCGTCGCGATGCTCGGCGCGCTCGGTCCGAAATGAGCGTGTTCGCCGCCGCACTGGCCGCGCTCGCCGCGGATCCGAACCTGGGAACCGGCGCCGTCTGGCGTGCAGGTGGAACGGGCGCAGGCGTTCCCATCCGCGTGCTGCGGTCCTCGCCTGACGTGACGAGCGCCGGCTTCGAGACGTCGATCGTGCAGCCGACCGACGTGCTGACCGTCGCCGTGGATGCGGTTCCCGCTCCCGATGCCGGCGACACCATCACCATCGGCCTGGAGGTGCTGACCGTGCAGCACGCCGAGCGTGATGCGGCGGGCGTTGCCTGGCGCGTGTTCTGCCGGCGCTGAGCCATGGACCTCAAGGCCGTCATCGGCGACCTCCGCAAAGCCCTGGAGGCAGAAGCTGAGGCTGGTGCGCGTGCCGTGACTGAAGCCGTGCGGGCTGAGGCCGAGACGCTGAAGCTCGAGCTGCGCGGCCAGGTGACGGGCGCAGGCTTAGGCGCGCGCCTGGCCAACACCTGGCGCAGCAAGCTCTATCCGGAAGGGCGCGAGAGCCTCGGCAGCGCTGGCGTGGTCTGGACCAAGGCGCCGGGGATCATCGATGCCTTCGAGCGAGGCGGTGTGATCCGCGGGCGGACGGGATGGCTCGCCATCCCCCTCCCCGCTGCGCCGCGGAGGGTGCTCGGCACCCGCGTCACGCCGGGGAACCTGGAGAAGGCCTGGGGCATCCGGCTGCGGATGGTCTATCGCCGCGGCAAGCCCTCGCTGCTGGTGGGCGAGCTGCGCGCGTCTCGGGGACGGCGTGGCGGGTTTCGTGCGCCCACTGAAGCCTCGCGGCGCACCGGCCGGGGCGCTGTGACGGTGCCGCTGTTCGTGCTCGTGCCGTCGGTAAAGGCGAAGAAGCTGCTCTCGGTGAAGGAGGCCGGCGATCGCGCACTGCGCCGGCTGCCGGGGCGGATCGTCACGGCGTGGAACAAGTAGGCCGCACGGAGCATCCGAGAATGAGCGCACGCGAGGCGGCGATCGCGGCCCTGGACGCGACGCTTGCATCGGCGCTTGCCATCCGATCGCCCACACCGATCATCCTTCGCAACGAGACGGTGCCGCAGCGCATCCCTGCTGGCGGCCTCGTGGTCGTCCGCGATGGTGAGACGCTCTCCGAGACGGCGATGTTCTCCCCGCTCGCCTGGGCGATCGAGCACGGCGCCGAGGTCGAGATCGTCGTGGCCGGAGCCACGCCGGCAGATCGCGACGCACTCCTGGACGACCTCCTCTCCGCGGTCGGGGCTGCCGTCGCTGCGGATCGCACGCTCGGCGGCGCGGTCGAGTGGGCTGGCCCCGGCGCGCCGCGCTTCGAAGACATCGTGGTCGAGGGCGCTGCGGCATCCCGCGCGGCCCTGGTCACCGTGACGCTTGCCTTCACGGTGCTGGCGACACCGCTCGCCTGATCCCCCATTCCTGACGGAGGCCCTGCATGCCCGGCGCGATCGGCGCGAACGCGAAGCTCTACCTGCGCCCTGAGACGACCTATGGGGTCCTGCCCGGCGGCAACTTCACCCAGCTCGCCTTCCTCACCGCTGCGATCGGCACGCGCCAGCAGCTGATCGATGCGCGCGTGCTCGGCGTCGGGACGGGTCGTGATCCAGGCGATCCCCTGCTCGGCGAGATCGCGACCGACGGCCAGGTCGAGGTTCCGATCAACTTCGAGGGCATCGGCCACTGGCTGCGGCTGCTGATGGGGCCACCGACCACCACTGGGACCGCGCCGAACCTGGTGCACGAGTTCCGCAGCGGGTCCGCCACGCTGCCCTCCGCCTCCGTCGTGCTCGACTATGGCCCGCAGCTGACGGAGCGCTATGCCGTCGCCCTCGGGGTGCGTGCCTCCACGCTCGAGGTCGAATTCTCGCCCACCGGTGCGGCGACGGCTCGGATCGGGCTACTGGCCCAAGGGGGCGGTCAGCAGGCCGCAGCAGTTCACGGCACGCCCGTGACCGTCACAGGCGCGAACTTCAACCGCGCCTCGGGTTCCATCGCGCGCGGCCTCACGCCGCTCGCGCTCGTGACCGGGGCAAGCATCAGCTTCTCCAACGGCGTCGAAGCGCTAAGGACGATCCGATCCGATCGCAAGATCGAGGAAGCCGAGATCGGCCTTGCCGGCGTCACCGGTCGCGTCACCACGCGCTTCGCCGATGGCGGTCTGCTGCCGGACGCCATCGCGAACACACCGGTCGATCTCCGGCTCGCCTTCGAGATCAGCGCCGATCGCCGGCTCGAGCTCCGCATGCCGCGCGCCTTCGTCGGCATTCCCCGCGGCGAGGTCCAGGGACCAGGTGGCGTCTCCGCCGAGTACGACCTGCAGGCCTCGGGGGATGGCGTGACTGCCGCGCTCGTCGTGACGCTGCGCAACGCTGTGGCGGGGTACGCGTGATGCTCACACTTTCCATCCCGACCGAGCCCAGTTGGATCGACCTTCCCCAAAAGGTACGCCTCCGCATCCGCCCCGTCACCACAGCCGTGGTCGCGGCCGCGCAGTCGGCGTCGCTGCGCGAGGCGGAGGCACTGCGCGATGCCGGCGATCCTGGTGGCCTCGATCTCTCCGACCCAGACGTCGCGAAGGGCCTCGGCTTCGCGCTCATGGTGAAGGCACTCGCGCGCTACGCCGTGCTGGAGTGGGAGGGCGTCGGCGACGCGAGCGGAGAGCCGCTCCCCTGCACGCCGGACAACGTCGCGCTTCTGATGGACCTCGACGAGATGGCCACCGCCTTCTGGCGTGCCGCCTTCGCGCCGGTCGCCGCGGTGAGTGCGGAGGGAAACGGCTGAGGGCTCGCGCTGCGTGGACGTGCGGTGACGGGCCATCCTACTGCCAGGGCTGCGCAACGATCGGCCGTGACTGCGGTCTCGCCTGCCCTGATCGCGCCAATGCGCCGGCGATCATCGAAGGTGCCGCAGCATGGTCGGCAGCGATGGCGTGCTGCACGTCGCGCGACTGCGTGCTGAGCGTCAATGTGCCGGCCGCAGTTACCCTCGCACGCGAGCTCGATGGCACCCTCCCCGCCTGGGCTGCCTTGGCGCTGATCACCGCGATCGCGGAGGGCGTCGCCGACGCCGCAGCCAAGCGCGCACGTAACGACTGACCGTGTGCTACGCGGCGTGCTTCTCCAGCCACTCGCGCACGGCCTCGTTCAAACGCGTCTGCCAACCGGGTCCGGTCGCGCGGAGCTTCTCCAGCAGCTCGGGGTCCAAGCGGATCGTCACCTGCTGCTTCGCCGCAGCCGATCGCGGCCGGCCGCGGCCTCGCCGCACCAGCGCGTCCCCCACATACACATCCGCCCGCTGGAAGTGCTCGGGCGTCAGCTCAGGCGCGTCGTCCGGATCAACCCAGGGCTTGGCGCCAGAGGGCTTCTTCTTTGGCATGGGCGTGCCTCATCGAGATGATGCGCCGGGCAGTCCCGCGTGACGTCCACACCATCACCACCAGGCGCCCACCCAGGAAGCCGGCGGTGATGAACCGTGCCTCGCCGTAGTCACGGCGATCGTCAGGCACGACGGTGTGGATGCCCGCGAAGACCTTCGCGGCATCCGCGAAATCAAGCCCCCGCTCAGCGAGCGTTCGCTCACGCTTGGCTGGGTCGAAGGTGATCCGCACGAGATAACTGTAGTGCCGAAAAATCGGCGCCGCAATATCCGTCACGACATAAAATAATCCCTCCTGACGCGGAGCCGCCATGGCCGATGCGACGCGCCGTGTTTCCGTCCGGCTGTCGGTGGACGGGGCGCAGCAGGCGAAGAGCGAGCTGCGTGGCGTTGGCGAGGCGGGGAACCGGTCGCTCGCACAGATCGTCACCGGCGCGCAGGCGGCGAGCACGGCACTGCGGCTGCTTGGGCCGGTGATCGGCGCGCTGTCCGCGGGCGGCCTCGTGGCCTTCGCCCGCAGCGCGCTGGACACCATCGGCGGATTGGGAGAGCTCGCCGACCAGGCTGGCATCAGCACCGATGCGCTGCAGGCGTTCCAGTTCGCTGCGACCCAGACGGGGGTCTCGGCCGAGGAGCTGCAGCGCGGCATCCAGGCGCTGACGCGGCGCATCGCGGACGCCGCCGAGGGCCAGGGTGATGCGGCGAACCAGCTGCGCCGGCTTGGCATCGCCTTCCTCGATGCCTCGGGGAACATTCGCCCGACCGAGACGGTGCTGGCCGACGTCGCCGATGCGGTGGCGCGCGTGGAGGATCCCGCACAGCGAGCCGCGATCGCCACCGCGGTGTTCGGCGATCGGCTCGGGCAACGGCTGGTGCCGTTCCTCGCGCAGGGACGGGCCGGGCTGCAGGAGGTGATCGAGCGCGCGATCGCCTTCGGCGCAGTCGCAGATGCTGAGCTGATCGCCAAGGCCGACGAGGCCGCGGATCGCGTGGCCGCCCTATCGTCCGCGCTCGGATCGCTCGCGCGGGCGTCGCTGGCGCAGGTCGCGCCGGCGGTCACCGCGGCAGCGCAGGCGATCGAGCGGCTGATCCAGGGACCGAGCCTACGCGGTCAGCGCGAGGCGCTGGCGGGCGAGGTCGAGCGGATCGCTGCGGATCTGCGCGAGGCCGAAGCGCGCGCCGCGGGAGCGCGCACGCGCGCGGACGCGGAGCAGTTTGGCGACCGGGTGCGGCAGCTGCGCGAGCAGCTGGCGACCACCCAGGCGCTGCTCGGCCAGGTCGAGGCGCAGACGGCATCGGTCGAAGCCCGCGCGCAGCGCGTGCTGAACCCGGAGCGCAGTGGTGCGCCGCCGCAGCGGCCAACGGTCGCTTCTGCCGGTGCTGGTCAAGCGTCCGAGCTCACCCGCACGCTGGAGCGGCTGCGCACCGAGGCACTGCGGCAGGAGAACCGCGCCACCGAGGAGGCGCTGCGCGACCGCGAGCGGCTCGTGCAGGCCTCACTGACGCCGCTGGAGCGCTACCAGCAGCGCATCGAGGCCCTGACCACCGTCACGGCGCGGCTGCAGGCGCTGGGCAATCCCCTGCCAGAGCGCGCCGTCATCACGGAGCAGGAAGCGGCTCTCGCGGCGTTCAACGCCGAGCTTGCCCGCACGGGCGAGACCAATCGGGTGCTGCAGGACGCCGCGCAGGATCTAGGGCTCACCTTCTCCTCGGCCTTCGAGGACGCGATCGTGCGCGGGCAGCGTCTCTCCGAGGTCCTGCAGGGCCTCGCCCAAGACATCGCCCGCATCCTCATTCGCCGCACGATCACCGAACCGCTTGGTGGCGCGCTCTCGCAGCTGATCGGTGGGATAAACTTTAGCGGGCTATTCAGCGGCTCTGGCGCGAGCCCGCCAGGCACGTATTTCGGCGTGCCGTTCTCCGCGGTGCCGAACGCAAGGGGCAATGCGTTCGCCGACGGCCGCATCATCCCCTTCGCCGCGGGCGGCGTCGTCACGGGCCCGGTGCTGTTCCCGCTGCGCGGCGCGACGGGCCTGATGGGCGAGGCAGGTCCGGAGGCGATCATGCCGCTCGCGCGTGACAGCCGCGGTCGGCTCGGCGTGCGCAATGACGGCGGCAGCGGCGTGGTGGTGAACGTCATCGACCAGCGTGGTGCCAATGCCAACGCGATCGAAACGCGGGAATCCCGCAGCAGCGACGGCACCCGCCAGATCGATATCCTGGTGACCGAGCGGGTCGAGCGCGCACTCTCCAGCGGCAGGTTCGACCGCACGCTGGCCGCCTCCTTCGGCATAAGGCGGCGAGGCCTCGCATGAGTGGCGGGGCCACCCCCGGCGGCATCGCCTGGCCGATCGGCCTGCCGCAGCGGATGAACGCCGATGGCTTCTCCGAGACGCTGCCGGATCTCGCGCTGCGCACCGAGATGGACGCAGGACCGCGCAAGGTCCGCCGCCGCTTCACCACAGGTCCGACCCTGATCGAGGGATCGGTCACGCTCCGCGCCGGGCAGCCGGAACTGCTGGAGACGTTCTTCCGCGACACCACCGGCGGCGGCGCCTTGCCCTTCGACTGGACGCATCCCCGCACCGGCGCCTTGGCGGTCTTCCGGTTCGCCGGACCGCCCAGCTTCGTGCCGCTGGCCGGGCCGCTCTGGCGCGCCACCCTGAAGCTCGAGGTGCTGCCATGAGTCGCGCGCTCTCGCTTGCCGCCCGCCAGGCGGTGACCGCGCAGGAAACCGCAGAAATCTTCCTGATCCTGCTCTCGATCGAGGCGCCCGGGATGGAGGAGCCGATCCGGGTGGTGAACGACCACGCCGACTGCATCAGCCGCGGCCTCCGGTTCGTCGCGTTCCCGTTCGAGATCGCGCTGCCGGGCGATGACCCGGACAACCCGCCGACGGTGACGCTCCGCATCGACAACGTCGACCGGCGGATCGTCGCCGCGCTGCGAGCGCTCGACGCCATCGCGACCGTCACCATCGAGGTCGTGCGCGCCGCAGCACCAGACGAGATCGAAGCCGGCCCCTTCGCCATGCAGCTGGCCAAGGCCATCTACACGGCCCTTGCCGTCGAGGCGGAACTCGCCTTCGAGGACACGCTGAACGCGCGCTTCCCCGCCGGCTCCTATGCCCCGGCTGACTATCCCGGCCTCTTCTGATGCTACCGCTTCCCGCTTGGGTCGCCGACTACATCGGCATCCCCTATCGCGCGCTGGGCCGGGCGCGCGATGGCCTCGATTGCTGGGGCCTCGTGCGGCTGGTCTACGCCGAGCGCTTGGGCATCGCGCTGCCCGCCTATGATGGCCGCGGCTTCTCGGGCGGGCGTGGCCCTGCCACACGCGCCAGCGTGGCCGATACCGCGGCGCTGGTCGCCGAGGCGCAGCGTGCGTCGTGGCGCGAGGCGCCGAAGGCCGCGGCGACGATGCTCGACGTGGTGCTGCTGCGCGTGCACGGCCAGCCGATCCACGTTGGGGTGCTGGTCGCCCCTGGCGCGATGCTGCACAGCCTGGCTGGCCACGACAGCGCCGTCGAACGACTGGACGGGATGGCCTGGGCCAACCGTCTGATGGGGTTCTGGCGATGGTCGCCGACAACACCCCCCTGACAGCGCAGCTGGTCGCCTGGCCGCATCCGCTCCGCAGCGACCGGCTCGAGCTGGCGGTGCCCGAGGGGGCGACGCTCGCCGAGATCGTCGTGCTCGCGCGGCTTGATCCGATGCTCGCGCGTCATGCGCAGCTCTGGCTCTGCGACAGCGACCAGCGGAGCGAGCCGTGGCCCGTGCCGCGCGTGCACTGGTCGCGCGTGCGGCCGCGGGCCGGCACCATCGTGCAGCTCCGCGTGGTGCCGTCCGGGGGCGGTGGCGGCAAGGTTCTCCGCACCGTCCTGCAGATCGCGGTCATCGTCGCGTCGGTCGCGCTCACCGCAGCCGGCGGGCCGTTGGGAGGGATCGCGCTCTTCGGCGTCCAGGGCCTCGGCTCGACGCTGATCGCTGCCGGGATCAACTTGGTCGGCGGGCTCTTGATCAACGCCCTGATCCCGCCGGTCGTGCCGAAGCTCGATCTGGGCAATGCCGGCGGCGGCCGGTTCAGCAACGCGCTGTCGCTCACCGGAACGTCGAACCGGACCAACCTCTACGGGCCGGTGCCGCGCATCTACGGGCGGGTGCGGGCGTTTCCGGTCAAGGCCGCCCGTGACTTCAGCGAGAGCCAGGGCGAGATCCAGTTCCTCCGCTGCCTCTTCGACTTCGGCTACGGTCCGCTGGACATCTCCGACCTCCGCATCGGCACCACGCCGATCGGCCAGTTCGATGGCGTCGAGATGGAGCTCCGCCCTGGCCGGCCGGATGATCCGCCGATCACGCTCTATCCGGCGGCGCTGCGCGAGGATGGCTATGCGCTGCGCGTCACCCATGCCGGCGGCCCGCAGGTGGTCGAGAGCCGCGACAACGCCTCGGAGCTCATCCTCGACCTGACCTGGAACGGGCTGGTGGCCTACCAGCCGAACGGATCCGCCAGCGTCCAGGCGGTGCGCATTCGGCTCGAGTACCGCGCGCTCCCCGCCGGCGACTGGACGCTCTGGGCCGAGGAGGACGTGGCTGCCGCTTCGCCGGGCCGGTACACGCGCGGCTACCGGGTGAAGCCAGCCTCACCGGGCCGCTTCGCGGTGCGCATCACGCGGCTTTCCGCCGACAGCACCGCGACCACCGTCCGCGACGAGATGTTCCTCACCGCACTTCGGAGCGTCGAGGCGACCATGCCGGTGCGGGCCACCGGGCGGTGCTTGCTGGCGCTGCGCATCCAGGCGACCGACCAGCTCAACGGCACCGTCGACCAGCTCTCCGCCATTGCCCAGGCGCTGCTGCCAGTCTGGGACGGCTCTGCATGGTCGGAACCGCAGGCCACCCGCGCGCATGCCTGGGCCTATGCCGACGTGTTGCGGGGGGCCGCGAATGCGCGGCCGGTGGCCGATGCCCGCCTCGACCTGCCCGCGCTGCTCGACTGGGCCGCGCGCAGCGATGCTGACGGGGCGGACGCGAAGCACACCTTCGATGCGGTCATCGACTACGAGACCACGGTGTTCGAGGCCCTCCGCGACATCGCTGCGTCAGGCCGCGCCGCCCCTGGCATGCGCGACGGCAGGTTCTCGATCGTGCAGGACCTGCCGCAGTCCGTCCCGATCCAGCACTTCACGCCGCGCAACTCGTGGGGCTTCCGCGGCAGCAAGGCGTTCACCGAGCAGCCGCACGGCGTCCGCGTCCGCTATGTGGAGCCGGACCGCGATTGGACGCAGCAAGAGATCACCGTCTACGCGGACGGGTTCGACGAGGCCACGGCCACGCGGATCGACAGCCTCGAGACCTTCGGCTGCACCCGGAAGGAGCAGGCCAAGCGGGAGGGACGCTACCACCTCGCCGCCGCGCGCCTCCGGCCGGAGGTCTACGAGCTCTCCTGCGATATCGAGAACCTGCTCGTCACCCGCGGCGACCTGGTCCGCGTCTCGCACGACGTGCCGCTCTGGGGGTCAGGCTGGGGCCGCGTGACGAGCGTCACGCTGGATGGCGATGGAAGGATCGCAGGCTTCGCGCTGGACGAACCGGTGCCGGTGCGCGCCGACCGCAGCTACGCGGTGCGCATCCGCCGCGGCGATGCCACCAGCCTGGTCGCCAGCATCGCGGCGGAGCCTGGCGAGGCGACCGCGTTCGGGCTGCTCGTGCCGGTGCCAGAAGCCGAGGGCTTTGCCCCTGGCGACCTGGCGATGATCGGCGAGGCCGAGCGCGAGACAGCGCCGCTGATCGTCAAGGCGATCGTGCCGGGGCCCGACCTGACCGCGAAGCTCGTGCTCGTCGATGCGGCTCCCGCGATCCACGATGCGGATCAGGGGGCCATCCCGGCCTTCGATCCGCTGCTGACCCAGCCCTATGCGCCGCCCCGCCGCACGCCGGGCGAGCCGGTCGTGGCGGAGGTGTTCAGCGGCAATGCAGCACTGCTCCGGGCCGGTGACGGCAGCATCCTCTCCCGGATCGGCGTGCGCCTGCGCGCCGCTCCCCTCGACCGTGAGATCGGCGGCTTCCAGCTGCGCTGGCGTGCGGCCGGTTCCGGTGCTGCGTGGGAGGTCTCCGCCGGTCCGGGACCGGTGCTGTTCACCGCACCGGTGCTGGATGGCGTCGCCTACGAGGTCTCCGCGCGCGCCATCGCGGTCGCCGGTGCAGCAAGCCCGTGGACCGACACCGCGATCCACACGGTCGAGGGCAAGGCCGCGCTCCCCTCCGACGTCGCGGTGTTCCTCATCGCAGGGCGGCGGCTCGATTGGTCTTCGGTCCCCGATCTCGACCTCGCCGGCTATCGCATTCGGTGGAACCGCGGCACCGACATCGCCTGGGGATCTGCGGCGCCACTGCATGGCGGGTTGCTCACCGCGAGCCCGTTCACGATGGACGCCGCCCCCTCGGGCCGGATCACGCTGCTCATCAAGGCCGTCGATACCGGGGGCCGCGAAAGTGCGAATGCCACGGCGATCCTGACCGATCTCGGCGACGCCGCGCTGGAGGGCGAGGAGGCCGCCGCCCGAGACTTCTACGCACTCGCCTGGCCCGGCGTCATCGTGGGCGCATCGGCCGTCGGCGGCGACCTGCTGGCCGAGGCCGATGGCGGCACGGCCATGTGGGCGGGCGACGCGCTGCCCATGTGGGGCGATCCCGACGCGCCGATGTTCGACGATCGCTGGATGGCAATGAGCTACGAGGACGAGGTCGCCTTCGCCGATCCTCCGCCCGGTGCGCGGGTGCTGCTCCGCGAGACGATCGAGGGCGAGAGCGCCGCTGTGGAATGGATGCCGTCGCGGTCGATGTGGGGCGACGACGGCGATCCAATCTGGGGCGAGCCAGGCGATCCCATGTGGCCGGCAGGCCAGGGCGAGTGGGCGGCCTGGCCCGGCGCGCTGCCTGCCTCGCCTGGCTTCCTGCTGCGCGTCACCATCGCCGGTGGCCCAGTGCGCGGCGGCATCCGGCGGCTGCGCGCCGTGCTCGATGCGCCGCGCATCACCGAGGCGCTCGCTGACGTCGATATCGCCAGCACCGGCACGCGCCTGCCGATCCAGCGCAGCTACCGCGCGATCTCCACCGTCCAGCTGACCATCCAGGGCGGCACGGGCCGCAGCGTCGTCGTCGCGGACAAAGACCGCAGCCTTGGGCCGCTGGTCCGCGCCTTCGACCTCGCCGGCACCGCCGTGGCCGCGACCGTGGACGCCACCATCACCGGCTACTGAGCCACCCTGGCATAGCGGAAGGAGACGCACCATCCATGGCCATGCTTCCCGCCAACGACGAGATGACCGGCGCCGGGGTGACCCAGGGCCAGTTCAAGGCCAGGCTCAACGACGTCCTCACCTTCTGCCGCGACGTGTTCGGCTCCTCGGGCAGCGTCGGGGCCGTGCGGACGGCGCTCGGCCTCGGGTCGCTCGCGA